CCGAGATGCTCGACGGGTCGACCGTCGCGGCGAACGCGGTCTCGTACCGCGCATCCATCGTGTTCTCGTCCAGTCCTGCCGAGACGTTGTCGATGTTCGTCACCGCGAACATACGGCCGGCCGGAACGTCGACCAGAACGATGATGAGCCCGGCGACGGCCCCCGGTTGTGCCCCACTGTCGTTGCCGGGACGGATCGGCGACGAGAAGAAGGCCAGGTTGGGAGTCGTGGTCGTGCCCTCGGGAACGGCGATGGTTTGCATCGACACCCACTCGAGGCCGGCCACAGTCTGTACGCGCGTCCCGGCAGGCACCGAAGTCGCCGCGCCGACCAGCGCGGTCACCGTCACGGCCGTGGTGAAGCCGAGCGCCGTCGCCATGGCGCCAGCGGCGATCAAGATCGACCCCGCGGAACCAACCGTTGGGGAGAACGCGACCACCGCGCCGGTTTGGTCGACCACAGCATCGATGCCGGCAAGCGCATTGATGAACGCCGTAACCTCGGTGGCCGTCACCGCGTTGACGTTGGCCACGTTGCCGGTGCCGGCGGTCGTGCCAGGCGTGTGGCCGATGTTCGTGAGCGGCGTGCCCGCCACGTTGCGCAGCGTGACCGCGCCAGCGGTCCCTTGGACGATACCGACGATCTGGATCGCCGTACCGGCCAAGATCGGCGTCGCCGCGGCGTACCCGAGGAACCCGTTGATGCGGGCCGCAACCTGACCGGCGGTCTGGTCCACGGCCTGGAAGGTCACGACGACCTCGGGGTTCGTATCGATGATGACGCCGATCTGCTCGCCACCGACGAACAGCGACAGGTTGCCTGCGCCCGGGAACGCGATGCCGACACGCGTGGCCGCGACCGCGGTGATCGCCGAGGTGAGCACCGGAGCTCCGCCGTCCGGCGTGACCGACAGCTGCTGACCGACGGCAAGCCGGAACGGTCCGATCCCCGACCGCAGCGACGCCAACGGCTGGAACCGGATGTTCCCCACCGACGAGTCGACGCGCACGCAGATCTTCCGCGGCGGCTTGAGGAACTTGCCTTTCAGGAACGCGTTGCCGTTCCACGGCTCGCCGACGTGAACCCGCGCGGCCGGGTTCTGATACAGGAGCGACCCGTACGTGTACCCGAAGCCGCCGAACTTCGCCCGCTCGTCGTCTTCGCCGAATACCTCGGTGGGCTCGTTGAACGGACCATCCTCGTACTCGCCGAGGAGCATCAGCGCCCCCGTGCCCGCGCCGGTGACCGGGGTGGTGGGAACCCCGTCGACGAGCGCGATCTGCTCGATCGCAGCGAGCTGGTCAGCGGTCGGTGCGGTGCGGTAGCGGCGGATGAAGCTCGTCATTGGAGACCTTCCTTCTTGGAATTCGCCACTGACAAAGGGTTCTTTGTCCGTCGGCGCCTTGGAATTTTACCTTCAGCAATCCGGCGATCACGGTCTCTGTCGAGACGATTGGCAACGAATCGCGGACCACATGACTTGCAGTAGCGATGTGACTTGCCGTTGCGACCGACCTTCATCAGCGATGAACCTATCATGGCGGTTCCATCGCATCTACCGTTACGCGCGGCGTAAGGAGAAGCGCGAGTCGCAGGTCGACGACCGCGGTGTTGCAACGGACGATGGTTTGAAGGCGGCGTTCGTTGGGGTAGACCTGCTCTCGCTCGTCGATCTGCCGGTGCGAAAGCAGCGTGGCTCGAACGACTTGCTCGTAATAGCGAGGATGGCCGCCGAGGAGAACACCCGTGCGCTCTTGTCCAGGGTTGAAGAGGTACGACAGCTGCGCCTCGATGGCCTGCCGGTCAGACAGAGCCGACGTCCAAAAATCGATCTGGAAGTCGCACGTGGCCTCGGCCGTGCGCCACAAGACCGTCTTGGGGAAGATCGGGTCGGGCGCGAATCCCAGGAGGCAGTCGTAGACGCCGATCGAGTCCTCGACAGGGCGCGGCTGGAACTGCTCGACGTGGAACGTGTCCGTCGACTCGATGATGGAGGCGCACGGGTATGGTAGGCGCACCGATGCGTCCGGCCACTCCTCGAAAATGTGCTCGAGGGCGAAGTCCCGGTCGGGCCCGCCCTCGCCAGCCACACGAAACACCGCGCACCGAAGGTACTCGGCGACCGTGAGCGCCATGGCGACGCGAGGACCGATGACGGCAACGATGGCCGTTCGGGTCTCGCGCGAGGCGAAGATGGGACGGCCGAAAATCGGGGAAGCAGAAGCGCTCATGGTGGCGGCTTCTTCCCAATCTTCGCCAGGAGCCCCTTGGCGCCCTTGGTCTTAGAACGCTTCGCGGCCTGGCGGGCAACGCTAAGGCCGATGGCGACCGCCTGCTTGTTCGGGCGTCCAGCCTTGGTCTCGGTGCTGATGTTCTTGGAAATGGCCTGTTGGCTGAACCCACGGACGAGCGGCATGTCAGCTCCCTTTCTTCTCACGCAGGCGCGAGCCCCGGCGGGTTGCCTGCCCAACACGGCCACGTTCGCGCTGCTGTGCAAGTAGTTCGAGCTCTTTGCCGACTGCGCGGCCCACGTACTTGCCGTTGACGAACCGCGCCCATGCCTTCGAGACCATGTGGCGCGGCTTGATCCCGTGCTTGGCGATGGCGTTGCAGATCGCCCATGCGCGCGAGCGGGCCTCGTCCTCGGGCACGAGCTTCTTGCGCAGCAACCACTCGTAGATCGCCTTGAACGGCGGCCGGAACGGCCGGGTGCCGTTCTCCATCGCTGCGGCGTGCGGCGCCGTCAGCGCGAACGTGGCGCCTTTGGGCGTCACCAGCAGCTCACGGCTGTTGAGCAGCTCGCCGCGGTCGACGGCGGGGTGCGGCTGCGCATGTTGGATCTCGTGCGCAACCATCCCGTCAAACCGCATCGCAGCCGACTGGAGCCCGCGCACCACCGCGGCCTCAACGTCGCCGTCAAGCGCGGCCATGCGACGGATGAAGTCGCTGATCGGGATCTCGCGGACCGTGCTCACAGGGGGCGTCCTTCGCGCGTTCGATCTTCGTCGGCCTTCGTCAACCGAACCGACCAGCCCCACGGCCCCCGCTCGGGTGTTCCTGAGACCGCGTACCGGGTGCGCTCCGTCCGTCCGTCCCGCGCATCGCCGCGCACCTCGATGTACGCCTCCTCGTCGCTGCGCAACGCACGCGGGAACAGGAGGTCGATGTCGTCAGCGGTGTAGCGGGGGCTGATCTGCGTCATGCGGATGTCCCCGCGCCTCACCGAGCCACCGGCCCGCAGGTCACGGGCGACGTTCTCGATGCCGGTGATCTTCGGCACTGGCAAGAACGGCGTCTCGCCCACGACCACCGGCGACCCTCGGCGCCGCTCGCCACCGGACCACCGCACCACGACCGAAAACACCTGGTAGTACCGGAGCCCCAGGTCGACGTACAGCTGTCGCAGCGAGTCGACTTCCCGGGCCATCTGTTCGACGAGCGAGCACTGCGGCGCCTGATTCAGCTCGAGGGCGCCGTCGACGTTCGGCGTGACCGGTCGCGGGTTGGGGTACTTCTCGAGCGCCGACTTCACCGCCGGCGGAGGACGTTGGAAGACGATGTCGGGCGGCAGAGGCGGCAGGTCCAGCACCAGCGGCGCCACCGCGCCCGGCAGCACGCCGTGCGTCGCCAAGGCCAGGGCGCCACCGCGACCGAATAGCCCATGGCTGGCAAGCGCCAGCGCGGTCACGGCACCTGCACCGAGACGTAGCTCGTCGGTCCGGTGAGGCTGTTCACGGCCGACACCAGGAACGTCGCAAGCACGTTGGTCTGCGCGGTCGCGTCAGCCGCCGTCGGGAATACCCGAATCCGCGCCGACGTGAGCAGCCCTGCCCCGTCGTACGCCTGCTGGTCCTGGCGAACGTTCCCGTTCACCAGCCCACGGATGACCAGAACCGCCTCGGCCAGCGAGCCCAAGACGACCGGAAGCGTGATCACGGCGCCGAGTACCGCCGCGCCGACGTCCGTGTAGGGGTCGATTGCCACGACCTGGGCGACGCCCTGGAAGTTGCGCGCACCGGCGCCGACGGCACGGTACTCGAACACCCCCAACGTATCGAGCTCGGCCTGGGTCGCTGTGTACTCGTACCGCCCCGAGCCGCGCTCCACGATGGTGCCGCCTCCGACCGCGAACGCCCCCGCGCTCTTGCGGATGGCGACCGTCAACGCGAGGCCAGGTTCTTCGGTGTAGCCGTCGGTGACGTCGACCATCAAGATCGGCAGAACCCGTCGGGCCGCAAGAGCTTCGCTCTGATTGAGCATCATCATGGTCATCCGCTCACCTTGGCATTTATGCCACCTGGCATCCCGACATAGCCCATCTGCGAGTACGGGTTAGCTTTCACGCCGAGGTCGTCGGCGAGGCGGTTCGTCCAGTACGACAACTCTTGCCGGAGTTGCATCGGCTCGCGCGGGTTCAGCTTGAGGCCTTCGAGCTCCATCGCACGGAAACGGTTGCGGGCCTCTGATAGCTGCTGCTCGATGCAGCGAAGCTCGCCGACGTCGTGGCGCACCTGCGCCCGCGCCGTGGGCGTGATCCGCTTGAACGAGTCGAAGACGAGGAACATCGGCTGCGATGCGGCCGGGAACCCGAGCTGAATCGACTGAGCAAGCGATGCCCAATCGGCGTAGCCGAGGAACCGCAAGATCTCGGTCTTCTCTTCGTCGGTGAACGGAGACGTGGTCATGACCCGATGTCCAGGAACAATGAAGTGGCCGTGCGCGCCATTCCCGCGTCGCCGGCTCCGGCGCCAGCCGCGCGGAGGCGATTGTCCCACCCGACGTCATACCGTACCCCGGGCGTAAGCCCAGTGGCTGGCACCAAGTTGCCAGGGGGCTGCAATGTCACCGGCTGCCCGATTGCCCCGCTGTTCAATGCGACGCCAGCCACGGTGCCGTATGTGCCCGCGATCGTCTCCTGGGCTGTAGCGAGGTACTCGGTGGACGTTCCGGCGTTGATCCAATATGTCTGCCCGTCTGCAACCTTCGGGTAAGAACTGAACAACTGCACTGTCGCAAGGTTGTCAGCGGAACCTAGATTGGTGGGGAGCTGCGCTCCCAGCGTCATGACCAAGGTCGTCACGTCAACGTTATAACTACGGACAACCATATCCGACGTGACATTCTCTCGGTGCTGCAGAACGCCACCCACCCGATCGATCAAGGCCGCTGTGTCGACAGATCCGGCCGTCGCGTCACCATTGACGAGGACGCTCGGACCGATCGTGCCAATCACTGTGCCGGAGTATGCGAAGGAAATCGCCCGGAACTGGGAGCCGGGCTGACTGTAAACGGCCGTCAGTATGTTGGCGGACCCGTTGGTGATGATGTTCTTGACGATCTTCCCGCCTGGAAATGACCAGATACCAGTCGGTGTTACGATCGTGACGGGCGCCGTCCATGCGACAGTCGTAGGTCCGGTCCGCGTCCCAAACCTCACTTGCCATAGGTTCGGAGCGCTGACATCAATAGACCACAACGCAACCGTCGTAGCATCGATGTTCGTGCATGAGTACGGTCGCACGTCATTCGTCGCCTGAACTTGGCCATTGCCAGCTTGCGCTGGGCTCGTGCCGGTGGTGTCGACCAAGATCCAACGCGTGGACGCTGCCGATTCGCGATAGATAACAATGGCGAAGCTACCGTCGAACTCGGCTGCCGTCCCATCCCATGCGGAAGATGCGACTCCGGGGGTATATGCGCCTGCGCCACCACCCGTGATGGTGGTCATGGCGCCGATGGCCGTCACTGTTGTGCCGCTAACGGTCCAGTGCCGCGATTCGATGATCCCGCCGCTGCTGGCGAAGACTGACAGTCCCTTGGTGGCGCTGACTTTGACGACCCGATGCAAGGCGCGAGCGCCACCGGCAGACGCAACGTTGACTCCTGTACCTACCGCATCCGGAATTGCCCGGACAGTGACAATGGGGGCTGTGTTTTGCGAGCCAATGGCGATGACTCCGTCGGCGAGACGTGCCGCGAAGTTCTGCGCGGTCGATGCCCCGGACGTCGAAGCGACAGTCATGGTCCCGAGCGCACTCGACGAGAAATTGGGCGAAAGGGTGCCCGCTGGATTGATCTTGACGAATTCGCCCGCCGTGATCGCGGCAGCAGCATTGCCAGTATAGGTGGGCGGGGACGGAAGGCTGAAGGACATGGAAACCCCCGGACGCGATGGCGATTAGAAGACGATCCAGTCGGACGTGCCGTCCGACTCGACGGCGAAAGAGAACCGCGCCCCGGAGACCACGAAGGATGCTGCGCCGTTGATCGTATCAGCGCCGGTTACAGCAACCGTGATGGGTATCAGTGACGCGGTCACGTTCGCGATCTTGATGACGCGGCCACTGTTGCCACCCGCGATGGCGGGCAACGTGACCGTGAACGTGCCCGCCGTTGGGTTGACGCGAACAAGCTCGCCAATGCCAGCAGCGTAGGCCGCCACCTGTACCGCCGTGACTGCGTCGCCCGCCGAAGCCGTGAAGGCGCTCCACCCCGTGTTAGTGGCATCACCGGCCGCCTTCGCGTACAGCGTCCCGGAGGCGATGTCCATGTACAGATCGCCACGCGATCCTGTGACCACGGCCTCGGGCGTGCCCGAGCCGAGGAAGAACTGGATATCCCCAGTCGTGTTTTGCAGACCGAGGATGGGAGTCCCGGCCCCGGATGCGGTGGCGGCGCGGAGCCGCTCTCCACCGAGAAGCGCCGTGACGCCAACGCCCAGCCCGCCACCGGAGGGCAGCCGGGCGACTTCTGCGTTGTTGGCCCGGAACACCACCGGCTGCGCGTCCAGCGTTCCGATGAAGTGGAGCGCCGGACTCGTTCCCGCGTTCCCGGCCAGGTTCCAACCCGCGGTTGCAAGCTGTGTCCAGTCTTGCGCCGTGGTGCCGATAGTGATCGGATCTGGCGTCGACAGCACCCACAAGGTGCCAGCCTGCGCAGTGCCCTCCCTGGGAATCGTGGCCGACCCCGAGACCAGTTCGGGGTCGACGTCCGCGTCTGCTCGACGAGTCAGCACCCACACCGTGGCACCAGAACCCGCGTCCGTGACCGTGTAGAGGCCATGCAGGGCATTTGGTGAGCCGCCCCCTTCGTTCTTGACGAGGAGCGTATCGCCAACCAGCAAGGTCACACCATCGATTGCCGGGAGGGCGCCAACGGCCGACGCTGTCAGCGTGAGGCCGATCTGCGTGTTGGTCGGTAGGGCAACCGACGTCGCCGCACGGACGGATGGCTTGTATGCAACAGTGAGGGGCGTGGGAACCGGGATGAACGACAGTCCACCCGCACCGTTCGTCACCAGCACGTCATTCGCAGCACCGTCGACGGCCGGCATCGTCAGCACCAGGGACGCCGGAACGGAATCCGGCGCCTTCAGGGCAACGTAGTGTGCGCCGTTGGCTGCCAGCTCTCGCAGCTTGAACTCTGTTGTGTTCCCAGCCGCAACTCCATGCGGCAGCAAGGAGAAGCCGGCGGCGAACGAATCTTGTTGCCTCACCAGGGCGCGATCGTCTCCGGTCGAATCGGCAAACCGCGGAGTCGACGGGACGGTATTGCCTGGGTAGTACGTCCCATAGCCGGCCCCCGGGACCGGGACCGATGGCCGGTCAGCCATTTGCAGACCGGACCCCGCACCATCGACCCTGATGCCCACGGCCGGGCCGGCGTTCACAATCCGCAGCGGCACCGTGCCTGCCCCGGCGCTGTTTGCGATCCTCACCAGATCGCGAGCACTCGGGTCCGCAGAACCAGAAGCAACGTTGATGCCTCGGCCGCTGGTGAGAGCGTCCAGGTTTGGGATGTCCAAGGATGTCTGGGTCGTGAGGGCCGCCCCGGTCAGCGCCACAGCCCCGTTATCCTGGACGATAACGTTGCTGTTCTTGATCATCGTTCCGGTGGCGCCGCTGAACCTGGTAACAGCATTGTCAGTCGACGAACCGGGACCAGTAACATCGCCGCCACCACCACCACCACCGCCAAGCTGAGACCACACCAGGTCCGTTGTCCCGACCACAATCGGGTTGGCTGTCGCCAAAACATAGGCACGGCCAGCTTGCGTCCCCTCCTCAACAACCATGGCGCCTCCCGAAGATAGCGCCCCCTCAACGGCATCCGCGGCCCGGTCCCACGCACCTACCGACACCAGGTACACGCCATTTTCGCTTGGGATTGCTTGGTTCTTAACCAGGACGCGATCACTCACCGTCAAAACGACGGCGTCGACGGTCTGGAGGCCAAAGAGCGCGATATCCGCCGTGGTCGACGCCCTGACGCTTTGTTTCCAGTCTTCCAAGGAGGACGGCAAACTGGGATGTAGCTCGAGCTGCGGCCCGGTGGCAAGAAACCTCGTGGCTTCACCCGCAACGGCCACCGCGCCGACCTGCGACGGAAGGATGCCAATGGACGCCAGCGCCTCGGACACAGTCAAGGCGTCGTCCCGGAACACGAGACCCTGCAGCGGAGCCAGCACCACGTTGAATGGCGCTGGCAAGGTCAGCGAAGACCCTGTCTTGTTCTGAATAAGAGTAGACATGTCAGGCCCCCACGCGGACGAGATGGTTAGGGTCGGTTACCGGCGTCTGTGCCCACGTGCGCAGCCCGAGGGCGCCAACTGACGTGTCACCGGAGGCGCCCGTGATGGCTGTGCCCGCCGAGTTCCTCACGATGGCGCCGTAGGACGCGTCGACGCCGAACGCGCCGTTGCCCGCGCCCTGGACGTTGGACAGGGTCAGCGTCACCTGGTTCGTTGCCTGGATCCCGGACAAGGCGTTGCTTTGGATCACAGAGCTCTCAATCCTCGAGACCCCGAACAGCGCCTGTACGCCGTGCCCGGAGCTGCCAGCAACAAGGCAGTTGGACATGGAGAACGAGTACCGACTCTCGACGTTCCCTCCGCCCCACGCGTTGCAGGCGTCGATGATCACGCCCGTCCATTCGTTGAGCCCGGAATCGCTCGAGCCGTGACACACGAAGCTCAGGCCGCGGAAGACCGACTGGAGCGCCCGCACGGTGGCGCCATCTTGCACGAACGTGGCATCGTGAACGTAGCACCCATCGATGAGCACCGTTCCCGGACCCACGTTCAGATCAACGCCCTTGATGTCGCACAACGTCAGATAGACGTCCCCCACCGGCCAGATCGAAATCGCGGCGGCCTTCGCCCCGTTGAAGTCCAAGAACAGGCCGGCGAGGGTCCAGTCGCAGAGCGCCACGAGGTACAGGCACTGCTCGAAGAAGTTGGCGGGATCGCCGAACCTCAGCGTGGCACCAGGCATGTAGACGCCTACGGGCGTCGTCA